TATTTATAGGGAGAATCAAATTAACCCTGAATCAGCTTACAAATCTTGTTGTTATTAACCAAAGAAACAATGTAGTAAGTAGTCAGAACAACAGTGTTAATCTTAGTCTCAACATCACGGTCCTGCTCTACCTCAACATCCTTCTTCATAAACAGTTTGACGGCCTCAGCAGTCATAACATAGCCATTTTCAGCAGCATTAGTAGCAATAACAGGGATACCCGCAATAGTGCCAACCTGGCCGTTATAAACAACCTCAGACATACGGGCATTCTTGTAGTCCTCATCCTTACGAATCTCAGCCTTCCAAGAGGTAGGAATAACAACAAACAACTTGCTCTCATCCTCAATATTCAGCTTAGCAATAGCATCAACAATAGCCTCATAGCCAATAGGAGCGGTATGAGACAGTTCAGCCTTTTCACACTCAGTATAGAAATCAGCGGTCATCTCATTAACCATCAGGGCATTAGCACCATCCATAGCAACATCAACCACACTGTTATCCTTCATAAAGTCGGAGTCAGAGTAGTCAAACACCTGCTGAACTCGGCCAACCTTGTAGTCAGTGCCTTTGTAGGAAACCTGACCGCGAGTGGAGTTCTTAGCACCATCAGCCAATTTCTCAACCTTACCAGTGTAGGTATAAACATTAATAGTCTTAGTCATACCCTCAGACTCAGCCAGGGTATTATCAACAGTCATCAAAGAACGATGATTGATAGAAGTAGTTAATAGGTCGGTAGCCTTTGCTTCCAGAACCTTCTTTTCAAATACAGTATTAGCCATAATAAATAGCCTCCTTAATTATTAAATAATCTGTTATAAGTCTCTGGGTCATTCTTAGCCAGAGCTGACATTTGTGCTATACTCATCTTTTTAGCACCTTCTTTGGTAATCTCTGTGGCCTTAACTCCACCATTACCCTTGGGGGCGGTTCCTTGTAGTCTCTTTTCAACCTCAGTCTTAACCGCTTGTTTAAACAGTCTATCTAACTTATCAATGTTGGCCTGGGACATTTCAATATCATCACTAATATTAATAATGTCAGCAAACTCAGCACTTAGGCCACGGCTTGAAAGAACACTCTTCAACTCTGATTTATTGCGTTCAATATTCATCTCACTAACTAACTGTTCCAGTTCCGCAATACGATTATCCTTCTCAGCCTTAATCCGTTCATCTCCATCCAACTTAGATAAAGACAACTGTTTATCAAATTTTTTCTGTTGTGTTTTTAATGCTTGTGAAACTCTCTTATCAGTCTCACTTTGTAGTAAAGCCAAAACCTCTTCCTGGGTATAAGTCTTTACCTCTTCATTTACTTGGGTTTCATTACCCTCATTGTTAACAATGTTTTCAGTTTCCATAGTAAAATCCTCCATAAGTTCCAGTGTTATGTTAACCTGGCCCTTTTAAAAAATATTTAGTTGTTTCTTTAACGCCTAACCCCTATCCAAAAGGCCCTCAATAATATGTAAGTTTTCACTCAATCCCCTTAAAGGAATTGGGTTAAACTTTTAAAAAATTTTTTAGTCAATGACTGGCAAGATACAACATCTACAATTAGGATGGAATGGAGGGCAATTAACACCAACCACCATTTCTGTATATCTGAACTTTTCTCCATCCAACTTATGACAGTCAGGTTCCTTCTGTCCGCAAGTATCATTCTCATTACCCTTAATCTCATAAAATTCAAGCCCTGAGTCTTTATACCTCTGAACTGAGGCCTGGGTTTGAATATGGGCCATCTCTGTTCTAACCAGAGTATCAGCCTGGGAATAGGAAACATTGAATCTCTGTTGTAATACTTGCTTTAATTCTGTTGTTTTCTTTCCAGTAGCTACACAATGTATTAATTCATCATTTAGGGTCTGGGCCAATCTCTCTGTATTAGTCCAGACTCTTTGGCTCCAAGTCTTACCATCACTACACCAAACTTGATTAATCATCTGTCTTACCAGGGAAGGTTCAACACTTTGGAAAGACTTTGAACCAGGCAAACTCCAAGAGTAGTAAATATCAAAAAAGTTAGTCTCAAACTGTTTAGACAATAGAGCAATCTGTTTGTCCCCCAGAAGGTTCAACTCCCTTTTAAGTTGTGCCTGGGCTTGCCAATACTTATCTAATTTATATAGGTCTGCGGGAGATGGTTGGTGTCCGTCCTCTACTCTCAACATAATCTTGTTATATGTATCAGTAAAATCTTGAATAGTCCTCTCCATACAGTTCCTATAATATTTCTTTAACTGGGCCTCTGTTTTCTTAATACCTCTATTAGTAATAAGTTCCTGACTCTTTAAGAGTCTATCTTGCCAATACATTACTCATCTTCCTCTGTATCAGTAGGAGTTCCAAAAGAGTAAAGAGACATATTATCTAATTTTTGCTTTTGGACTTTCTCTAATTCTGTATTAACATCACTAATAAAAGGCAGTTGGGCCAGTAAGGTTTCATCACTAACAGAACCCTTTAAACTATTAATTAGGTTAATAGTCTGAGTAATATCTTCTGGAATGTTTCTCTTAAAATCAATCTGAATGTCTCTAAAAATCTCTTCACCCAGTTTTAGAGTAGCCATTCCACAAATAATCTCTACTCGTCTTTGGAGGGCCTTTTTCATTTCTCCCTCAATCTTGCCCGCCCTGGTCTCAATACCAGTCAGTCTATACTTAATAGCAATACCAGAGGAAACTCCACCAACAAAACTCTCACTTGAAAAGTCAGGGCATTGAGCTATTTTATAAATAGAATCTTGTAGTCTCTTTAACATATTCTCAACTTGTGCGTCATTGGAACCCTTTGTTAAGTAATAAGACTTTGCTCCCTGGGGTAGCAACATAACCCTATTCTGTTTCATAGAGGCTATATCTTCATCATCAGCATCAACGGCCTCTAAACACAAATAAGCATCACAAAAAGCCTGGTAATCATCAATCTCACTACTAATCAACTCATTGTAGGAATCTTGTAGGGACTGAATACAATCAAAAATACTCTTCTCATCTGGTAAATAGAATACATTGGCGGGACATTGGCCGAAATAATGGGGTTCTTCACCTATATAAGTTAAGAATCCATTGGTTCCATTCATTGTGTAATGTTTAATCAAGTTGTCTGTATAAACATCAACACAGTAGGTATTATCATTACCCCAGTAGTTTCTTTTATACATACGGACAAAGTATAGTAAGTCCTCTGTTAATGAATCATCAAAAATACCAAAAGACTGTAATGGACTAATCATTCTAAATCTTACCTGGCTCATTGAATCCATATACATCAATTCATTAGCTACACCATAAACCAGAGAGTCCAATAAGAAATCACTGTCCTCTGATTGATAATCATTGTATTTAAGGATATTCATAATCTCCTCAATATCATCACTACTGGAATAACTAATACAACCAGGAGTAGCCAAATATCCACAATAAATATCCACAATGTTCTTACAATAGTTAATAACTGACTTATTACAAGGTTTAGAAGAGTCTGAATAACTCTTGTCTAAGATTGCCTGAATACCATCATAATAGTTTTTATAGCTTGCCAATTTAGGTCTAACAGAGGTATTAAAATGGTTAATCATCTTCTGTAATAGGTCAGTAGTTAGTTCTTCATTTTTTCCAATACAAATCATTTAATCAACCTCCTCTTATTCATCTTCTTGTTGGTGGCCACAATTAGGACAAACTGGGGGCCCACCTTTCTCAACAGAGAAATATTCTTCACAATTTTGACAAGTATAACTATCATAATTTTCCTCATACCACTGGTCGGCATCTGTTCCACAGTGAGGGCAAATTGGGGGTCCTTCTGTATAAACAGTCTCACCACAGTTGGGGCAAGTGAAAGAGGGCATATCTTCATACCATTCATCTTGATTTACTCCACAATCAGGGCAAATTGGGGGGCCATCTGTTCTAAAATAAGTTCCGCAATTACGGCAAGTGTATTCGGGAGTGCCATCCCACCATTCACCCAAATCAGTTTCACAGTGAGGACAGATTTGAGGCTCACCAATTCCAATATCAAAATCAGAGCCACAATTAGGACAGTTATAATATTCTCTGTCTCCTTCACCCATATCACCAGAGCCAGCCATATAACCTTCATCATAGCCAGCCCAATAACCACTGTCCCAACCTTCTGAATAACCCTGGTTATAGCCATCTGAATATTCTCCATCAGAACTACCTTGGGAACCATCTTGGAAACCCTTATCATAAATCTTTTTTAGATTCTCTGTAATTTGAATTAATTTATCTGCTATACTCATAACTTAATCCTCCTTACTGAATAGATTGATAATGTCCTTCTGGA